GTGCGCGCGCCGACCTTGCTGGTGAGCGTGGCGGGCAACGCCGCCGCCTTCTCGGGCGGCGCGGCAGCGGGGCAGGTGGCGGCGCTGGTGGCGGGCAACCGGGCGGCGGCGTATCGTACCCAGCCCGGCGACACGCCGGCCGGGGTGGCGGCGGCGCTGTGCCGGCAGATGCAGGCGTCGGGTGCGGCGAGCGTGGCCGGCGCCACCGTGACGCTGCCCGGCGTGCCGCTGCTGCTGGCGCGGGTGGCGGCGGACCAGACGGTGCTGCGGCAGACCCGGCGGCAGGCGCAGGCGTTCCGCGTGATCGCCTGGTGCCCGGACCCGCTGACCCGCGACGCCATCGGCGGCGCCATCGACAGCGCGCTGTCGGGCATCGACTTCATCGGGCTGGCCGACGGCACCAGCGGGCGGCTGCGCTATCTGGCGTCCAACGTGTCGGACCGCTGGGAGGACGCGGCGCTGTACCGGCGCGAGCTGACCTACAGCGTCGACTATCCCACCACCATCGCCGCGACGCTGACCCGCATGGCGGTCGGCGCGACGCAGTACCTCGCGAACGGCACCGCCATCGGGCCGGACCTGTTGAGCTGAACAGCAATCATCGCTTCGGAGGGCCGAGATGCCGATCGTGCAGCAGGGCAACATCAACACCACCGCCCTGGTGGTGCCCGATCTTTACGTGCAGATCGTGCCGCCGCAGTCCCTGGTGCTGAACGGCGTGCCCACCGACGTGATCGGCGTGGTCGGCAGCGCCACCTGGGGGCCGGTCGGCCAGCCGGTGATCGTGGCGACGATGAGCGACTACGCCACCGCCTTCGGGCCGCTGATGGCGCGCAAATACGACATGGGCACCCAGGTGGCGACGGCGGTGCAGCAGGGCGCGCAGGATTTCCGCTGCGTGCGCGCCACCGACGGCACCGACACGGCGGCGGCGTTCACCCTGCCCGCCACCAGTTTCACCTTCACCGCGCGCCATACCGGCAGCCTCGGCAACCAGATCGGCGTGGCGCTGAGCACCGGCAGCGGCGTCAATACCTGGCAACTGACGGTGACGCTGCCGGGGCTGCAACCGGAGGTTTACAACAACATCGGCGGCGTCGGACTGTCGTTCTGGCAGGCGCTGGCGAACGCGGTGAATGCCGGCCTGGGGCCGCAGCGCGGACCGAGCCAGATCGTGACGGCGGCGGCGGGCACCACGGCGGGCACGCCGGCGGCGTTCGCGTATTCGTTCGCGGCCGGCGTGCCCGGCGGCGACGGCGCCGCCGGCGTCACCGCCGGCAGTCTGGTAGGCATCGACGTGGCGCCCCGGCTGGGCACGTACGCGCTGCGCGGGCAGGGATGCAGCATGGCGCTGCTGGCCGACGCCGACGACGCGACGCAGTGGACCAGCCAGGCGGCGTTCGGCCTGTCCGAAGGCGTCTACATGATCCTGACCGGACCGGCCGGCGACGTGATCACCAACGCGGTGGCGGTGAAGCAGGCGGCGGGGCTGGACAGCTATGCCTGCAAGCTGATGTTCGGCGACTGGATCTGGTGGAACGATCCGGTGAACGCGGTGCTGCGGCTGGTGTCGCCGCAGGGCTTCGTGGCCGGGCGGCTGGCCAATCTGTCGCCCGAGCAGAGCAGCCTCAACAAGCCGCTGTACGGCGTCGTGGGCAGCCAGCGCAGCGGCACGCCGGGCAGCGGGCAGAGCACCAGCTATGCGGCGGCCGACCTCGCGGTGCTGTTCCAGGGCGGCCTCGACGTGATCGCCAATCCGCAGCCGGGCGGCGCGTTCTGGGGCGTGCGCGGCGGCTTCAACGCCAGCAGCAACCAGGCGATCAACGGCGACAACTACACGCGGCTGACCAACTACATCGCCGCCACGCTGGCCTCCGGCATGGGGCAGTACGTCGGCCAGCTCATCAACGCCGACCTGTTCCGCCGTATCCGCGCCACGCAACTGAGCTTTTTGCAGAACATGCTGTCGCAGGGGATGCTGGGCGGCACCGATGGCGCGCCGCCGTTCAGCGTGATCTGCGACAGCAGCAACAACCCGCTGAGCCGCACCAGCCTGGGCTACGTGCAGAGCGACGCGCAGGTGCGCTACCAGGCGATCAACGAGATGTTCATCGTCAACATCGAAGGCGGCCAGACCGTGCAGGTGCAGACGCAGGTGTTGCCGAATTCGCCGGGGGCGCTGGCGGCCTAACATCGAGCGGTTGGCGTCACCCTCACCCCGGCCCTCTCCCGCAGTGCGGGAGAGGGAGCAGCGAACCCAGGAGTTGCAATGTCTGGCAGCATGTTTTCGGTCGGGCGCGACTGTCAGGTGGTCGTGCTCGGCGCCTATGGGCGGGTCGATCTGGAGCACGTCACCGGCTTCGAGGCGCGGCAGCATACCGCCTCGGTGCGGGTGGACCGCATCGACGGCACCACGCTGGGCGCCGAACTGCCGAAGGGCTGGGAGGGAACCTTCGATCTGGAGCGCGGCAACTCGGCGGCGGAGGATTTCATCGCCCAGTTGGAGGCGGATTTCTTTGCTGGCAACAACCCGTCGGCCGGGACGCTGTATCAGTACATCAGCGAGATCGACGGCTCGACCAGCACCTATCAGTTCAGCAACGTCGTGTTCAAGCTGGCCAACGCCGGCCTGTGGCGGGGTGACGCCAGCGTCAAGCAGCGGCTGGAGTTCTTCGCCAGCACGCGGGTGCGGATGTGATGGGCACGCCCTCGGCGCGGCTGATCGAAGCCGCCCAGGCCGCCCCCACCGTCACCGACGCGCTGGGCCGCCGGCTGGCGCTGCGGCGGCTGACGGCGCTCGACAAGCTGCGGCTGTTCAAGGCGGCGGGGCCAGTGCTGTCGCACAACCAGCCGTGGCTCGGCATGGCGGTGCTGGCGGCGAGCGTGTCGGCGATCGACGATATTCCGGTGCCGCAGCCAGCCAGCGAGCAGCAGGTCGAGGCGCTGGTCGGGCGGCTCGGCGACGCCGGCATCGCCGCGATCGGCGCCGCGCTGGCCGAGCGCGTGGCAACCCCGGCCGAGGTGGCGGCCACGGCGGGAAACTGAGCCGGCACCCCGATCTGGTGGACTGCCTCTACCTGATCCGGAACGGGGTGCCGTTCGATGTGGCGTTCTGCCTCTCGGCCGAGGAACGCCTGGCGTTCGTGGTGGCGCTCGGCCGGCTCGACGGCCACGAGTTCGACTTCGCCGCCCTGTGCTGGAAGGAACGCAAACGGTGAGTGACGCCGAGGCGGACGCGCGGGCGGGCGGGCTGGACCTGCTGCTGGCCGGCGGCCTGAGCGACGCGATGGCGGTGATGGAGGCGACGCTGGGCGGCATCCAGCGCGCGGCGCACCTGGCGGTGGCCGGGCTGACGCTGGCACGGCAGACCGGCGCCGCCGCCAGCGCCGTGCCACCGGCGGCGGCCGATGGCGTCGCGCCGGTGGTGGCGGCGCCGACCGGCGGCGGCGTGGCGGCGTCCGCGGTTGCCCCGGCGGCGCCGGCGTTGACGCTGTTGCCGCCGGCGCTGGTGGTGGCAGCGATGGCGGTCGCGCCGGTACCAACACCGGCGGCGCCGGCAGGCTCGCAGGCGGCGGCACCGGCTTTGCCGATCAGGCAGCCGCTCGCGCCGCCTGCCGTGCCGCCGGTCGCCCTGGCCAGTTTCGCGCCCGTGACGGCTGCCGCGATGCCCACGCCGCCGGACGCGGCCGACGACGATGCGCCGGCGCCGGCGGTGGCGCACCAGTGGCAGGTTCAGGTTTCCCACCGGCACACCCACGCGCCGTCGCGGCCGGACGGCACGGCGGGCGTGGCGGCGGCGGATGCACGGGCCGCGCCGCGCGCGATGGCGCCACCGGCGGCGCCGGCCGCCGCCGGCGGGCCGACCGGCGGGGACGTGTATCTCGATGGCAGCCGCGTCGGCACCTGGGTGGCCGACCATCTGGCGCGCGAGGCGGGACGGCCGCAGGCCGGCGGCACCGCCTTCGACGGCCGCATGACCGCCGCCTGGCCGGGCACGCTGCAAGGGGGCTGACCGCATGACGGATGTGCTGCTGCTCGGCCCGGTGAGTTTCCAGGGCTTCGAACTGCCCGCGCGCATCGGCTTCGGCGGCCGGCAGACCCTGGCGGTGCATGTGCTGCCGGGCGGCGCGCGGGTGATCGACGCGATGGGCCGCGACGACACCGACATCGCCTGGAGCGGGGCGTTTTCCGGCCCCGACGCGGCCGACCGGGCGCGGCTGCTGGACGCGATGCGGGCGGCCGGCGCGGTGCTGCCGCTGGCGTGGGATGCGTTCTGCTACCTGGTGGTGATCCGCGCGTTCGAGGCGGTCTACGAGCAGGCGTTCTGGGTGCCGTACCGCGTGTCCTGCACCGTGGTGGCCGATCAGGCGCAATCGCCCGCCATCCTGGCGACCTCGCTGCTGACCGGGCTGCTGGGCGATCTGGCGTCGGTGACGGCGGATGGAATGGATGCCGTGGCGGCGGTGGCGGCGCTCGGCGCGAGCGGGGCGACCGCGCCGGGTACCGGCGCCTATGCGGCGGCGCTGGGCGCGGTGGGGCAACTGGCGGGCGGCATCGGCGCCGGCATGATCGCGTCGGGGGCGGCGCTGCTGGCGGCACCCGACCCGGCGACGGCGGCCACCGCCGCCGGCTCGCTCGCCATGTTCGCCGATGCCAACGGCTATGCCGGGCGGACGCTTGCCAACCTGACCAACGCGGGGAGCTGAGCGATGCAGACCATCCAGGTGGCCGGCGGCAACCTGTACCGGATCGCCTCCCAGTATCTCAACGACGCGACGCAATGGGTGCGGATCGCGCGGCTCAACAACCTGTCCGATCCGATGCTGAGCGGGGTGACGACGTTGCTGATCCCGGCGGTCGATCCGAGCGCGGGAGGCGGCGTTGCCGCCCAGTGACTTGGCGGGCGCCTTCGCCGGCCCGGAGCTGGTGCGGGCGCCACGGCTGCTGGTGCTGGCGAACGGCGTGCCGATGGTGGCACCGACCGAGGCGAGCGTGACCAGCACGGGGTTTTTCGGCGCCGACCGCTTCCGCGTGCGGGCCGCGCTGCTGGGCGACGCCGCCACCTGGGCGGGCACCACCGAGCTGTTCATCGACGTGCGCATGGCGCTGTCGCCGCTGGGCGGCTTCGTCGGCATCGTGCAGGGACAGGCCGATTGTGTCTCGCTCGATCCGGTGCGCGGCACGCTCACCATCGAGGGCCGCGACCTGAGCGCGGCGCTGATGCAGGCGCGCACGCAGGAGACCTTCGCCAACCGCACGTCTTCCGAGATCGCTACGATCCTGGCCGGCCGGCACGGGCTGTCGGCCAACGCGCAGGCGACGACGACGCCGGTGGGACGCTACTGGGAACTGGAACACGACCGGCTGACGCTGAACGCGGCCGGACGCGCGACGACGGAGTGGGATCTGCTGGTCACGCTGGCGCTGCACGAGGCGTTCGACGTGTGGGTGTCGGGCACCACGCTGAACTTCCAGCCG